AAAGAAAAACTTTTAATCCAACAAGCACTCCATATTTAGGTGGTATAATTAAAAATAGAACTAAGGATGATGGAACAAGATTTCCATTATCTATACAAAAGTTTTCCTCAATAAGTCAAAAAGGTCAGCACCCAACTCAAAAACCAGTAGCATTATTAGAATATTTGATAAAAACTTATACTAATGAAAACGACAATGTTTTAGATTTTACTATGGGAAGTGGTAGCACAGGTGTTGCCTGTAAGAATACCAATAGAGATTTTATTGGTATAGAATTAGACAAAGAATATTTTAAAATAGCACAAAAAAGAATTGAAAGTTTTTTTTGTTAGAAGTTTAGTCGTTAATCCTCTTATACTTGTACACTCTCTCTAACTTGTGTTAGGGCGTTAATCGCCCTAATGCACATCTCTTGTTCCTCTAACACATAGTAAATCCCACATCTAGTATGGTATATTCTTTGTCGAAAGGATGTACGAATATGTTTAACTTAACTACAAAAGCAATGAATCACTTTTTAAATTTTTTTAATAAAGAGGATAAAGAAGAAGCTCTTAAAGAATTTTGCCAATCAGAATATAAAAAAGATTGGTATGCTGCTTACATGACTTATAAAGAAGAAGGTCAGTTCCCTAATTATATTAGAAGAACTCTCTAGCCTTTTAAGGCTTCCCCAACGATTCTAGCTTCGATGACATCTTTGCAAACAAATGCACTGATTGTCTCGTAGCCTAGACTCTGGGCAGCAATACATCGATTGTTGCCAATCTCGACTACATTATTAAAGACTGTAATCGGATGTTGTAATCCGTTTTGTTTGATATCCTCTACTAGATCCAAAGGATGAGTAGGGCGTACGATTGTTAAATCTTTTAAGGGTAATTGTTTGACGTTAAATTGTTTGCCTTCATACCAATAATTAATCATGGTCGATAAGAGATGATTATAAAACATCTTCTAAAACACCAGCTTGAACACAAGTAAAATTTAAATCTGTATCTTTGATATCTGATAGATCAGATCTTAATAATTGGTAATACTCATTACACTCTTCATAAGAGCTATGAATAACCTCAGAACCCATACGAACACATTGTTTGTCGAGTCCTGTACCAATACAAACCCAACCGACTAAAAAGAATTTAAGCATCTAAGAAGTGTACCTTCTTGACACATTTTTTCAATATCTCTTGTTCTGAACCTTCAGTGCCTTTAATGGGATTGCCTTGTTCATCTTCTTCTATAGCACCATAAATAAGGATTTTCTCTTTATTCTTTGCATACCACCAACCTAAAGATCGACAGATAGGCATAGGTTTTTTCATTGTATCTTCACAATTACTCCATTCACCCGATGCTCTACCTGAGTCGATCCAAGTAACAATGACAGGTCGAAGATTACTTTTTCTTTGAAGTTTTTTTAACATTCTTCTTCATGGTATTTTTCTTACCATTTTTCTTGTTAGCTTTCTTTTTCATTCCACGCATAGAGGATATCCTTTCTATTAGTTTGTTTCGATAACCAACAGTATCTTCATAATACTCTTGATCCCATTTCTTATAGTAACCTACACGCTTAAGTCGTGTAGACGCATCTTGAAGTTCATCCAATCGTTGAATGAGAATCATCAAGAACTCGTTATCTGTTTCAAAGTCATCTGAATACAGAAAATCTACATCACCTGAAGTATCAGGATGATTAGCCATTAGATAAACATTCTTCGGTAAGCTAATAAAATTTAAGGCTTCAATTACTTTAGATAGTTCATCGGGAGTAATGTCTTGATAGTCACTACATCCAATCACAACAATTTTATATTTTGTTTTATTGAGTTTGGTAATCCATTCATTAACCAACTCATAGGCTCGATCTAAGCTATTGGTTTCTTCTACTTTAAATGTCTGTTTAATTCGACATTGTTGAGCATAAGGACAGGTAGGGAAGTCAATTTGGGTATTGTGTTTTTCTACAATTTGTTTAGACCAGGATAGGATATCGTCTTTAATAGACTTTACCACTTAACTTTGTTGGCCCAATAAGCAGCCGACATCTTGCCTTTAGCGATGTTCTTTGCATGACGAGCCTTAAATGATTTAGCTCTATTTGTCATGGTTTTATCACCAGTCTTTCCTTGTTGACCAAAGCGAATTGTTTTAACTTTGTCTCCTTCTTTAGCAACCACTACGTGTGATTTCTTAGGATGGCTCGGAGTTCTTTTAGGTTTGTTAAAACCACTTACTCCTGCTCTTTTTAATCTTGGATCAGGCATTGCGTACTAACCTCGCTATCTTTTTTGAATACTTTGCGTTGCTTCCTGTACCCCCTACTTTTCTTTTCTTTCTAGTAGAGGCACTGTATTCAGAAGAACTTAACTTCTTAATAACTTTCTCAGGGAGATATCTTTCTCCAGTTTTAGAAGAAGGTTTGCCAGATTTAGTTCTCCATTTTTGTTTTCCCCAATCTTTTAAACTTTTTTGAGATTTCTTTAATGGCATTATTTATAACCTCCACCAGCTTTCTTATAATCTCTAGCTAGTTTTTGAGCTTTTCTAGCACTCCATTTACCCGCAGCAGTACCCATTGTATTACTACTCTTAATTTGATTGAATAGTCTTTTTCTTAACGTAGGTTTAGTGTAGTTACCTGCTTTATTTACTGTGCTTTTTTTTGGCATTTTTCTTTAGTGCTTTTAAATCAGCAGCAGTAATCTTTTTACGAGGTGGTTTTATTGCAGCTAACTTTTTTTGTTTAGGTGAGTATTTACTATAGGGCATTTAGTTTCTCCGATTGTTTAACTTGGTTCTCAAAAGTATCTACTAATTCTTTATCTTTAGCCATCTTGTCTTGGTACTTTATTAACTCTTGTTGATTCTTGATAATATCATCAAAAGTCATCGTCATAATTTTTTGACGTAATTCATAGTTACGTTCATGTCCTAGTTCAAGTCTATCTAATAAGAACTTATTATGGATTCTAAGTTCTCTTAATTCTTTCTTTGCTTCTTTAAGTTGTTTTTCTACTTCTTTAAGTGTTGCCATGATTTACTCCTTATGTGTGCATCCTGCACAATCACAGTTTATACAAGTCATCTCACAATGACAAGGGCATCCACACTTTTCACATTTCATTTTTTAAATCTTTTAATTGCTAGATCAGTAACCTTGAGTCCAAATGATGAACCAATAGCAGCTAACAAGGCCCAAATATACCAGTCGGGCAGTTCATCAAGAGTTAGAAATCCCTCTTTTAATTTAACTACCCATTCTGGTTTGTTTAAAAATACAGCTAAAAATACAATAATTAATGGGATAGATAGTAGTATAGTAAACCACTCATCACGCCAAGAATTATCCATTTGTTTTTGAGCGGCAATTTCATATTGAATTTTTCCTTCAGCCATACGTTTAATGTGCTCTTGTTCAGCCACTGCCACCAGCTTTTTAGTTTCTGTGCGAGTTTTAATAACATCTACTGCTCCTTTCGCTACTGTTCCTAATAAAGACCAAATCATATATTCTTCATTCTTTCTGCTAGTTCGTTAGCACGATTAGGTGTTTGTTTTGCCCAACGACTGTCTAACATTTCTTCACTAGCGGAACTATAATCACATTTGTTTAAGTGATAATGAAACTTTTTAAATCCTTTTAATCTAGGTAATCCTAATTGAAAACACATCTCAATAACAATACCAAAGGCATTAGGATCAATGTTTTCTTCAGGAATAAATTTATTAGCTTCATTACATGCAATATCAAAATCTTTGTCAAAATATTCCATGACGACTTCATCAGAATATTCTTTCCCTTCTTCTAAATCATCTGTAGATAGAACTAAATGTCCAACACCAAAAGTGGCATATCCTAGATGATCTTTATATATTTTATTGACTTTGCCTTCGTGTTTTAGGATTGATTGTTTGATTTCTTTTCTAGACATTTCTCTTCTATTATATCACACAAGTCTCTCCAAATAAGGAGTAAGGTTTGATCAGAAATTTCGACTAAACCCTTTTTACCATTGAGTTTATTGAACTCTTTGGCCTCTTCTTCTATAACAGAAAAGATTAATTTATTCTTACCAGGTAAGATTCTCATAGATAGATATTTCTATCCCAACTACCAGATTTATTTAAGATCATAGGTACAATGTAAGGAACACCTTCTGTGATAACCCCACAAGATAAGATAGGTTTAGCCATATTAACTTTCATATAAGCCATTGCTAAAGATTTTTTATCTACCATACAACCAACACTCATACCCCAATTTAGGTGAAAGTCATTAGCTACATATTTAATTTCACTTGTTGTATGAAAGTGTCCTTGAACACAAGACATACTTGCTTCTCTAACAGCCTTGGCAATATCCTTACAGAACTGATGAGCAAATATTATTCTGCCTTTTTCTGTTTCAATGATGTGTCTTTCTTTCCATTGCCAACCCTTACCTACATCTAAGATCTCGTTATAGTCTTTAATGAAGAACTTAGACATTCCTTTCGCCATTGCTCTACGAAGAACCATAGATCCATGATTACTTTCTAATAAAGTTATTTTAGGAAATATCTTCTCTAATTGCTTACAAAGAGATTGACCAACTAATAATTCATCAGCTGGGGAAGGCAAGTCAGGATTAATTACATGACTAACATTAATTGAGTGCCAATCCATTTCGTCTCCTATATGCACAACAG